TCTCTGGACAGTACGTTCTGCTACTCAAGCTTTAACACAAGGTACTTCGGCTTACACTTTGAACAAGCACACTATTGACATATTACAGATAGTTCTTAACCGGGATGGAACAGATTACGAAATGGATAGAATTAGTCGAGATAATTACGCCACTATTCCTGATAAAACCACTCAGGGAAGACCTAGTCAGTATTATTTCGCTCGTTCAATCTCACCCGTTATAAATGTTTGGGCTACTCCAGAAAACTCAACAGATACTCTTACATATTATTACATTCAACAAATGGAAGATGCCGATTATTTGTATAACAATGTTGAAGCTCCTTTACGGTTCTATCCTTGTATGGTTGCGGGACTTGCGTATTACATGGCTATGAAACGTGCTCCTGATAGATTGCAAATATTAAAATCTGTTTACGAAGAAGAATTTGCTAGAGCTTCTGACATGGATCAAGACTTCTTAGATCTTCCTCTAAGACCGAGTGGTAGTTATTTGAGGGCAAATTAATGGCTTACGCAAGTGGTAAAAAAGCTTGGGGTATATCAGATAGATCTGGATGGAGATATCGTCTAAACACCATGAGGACAGAGTGGAATGGGTTTAAAGTTGGACCAGATGAATGGGAAGAGAAACAGCCTCAATTAAGTCCTCCTCCCGTTTCCCCAGACCCTCAAGCATTAAGAGATCCTAGGCCTCAATCAAATTTAGCAGCAGAAAGAGTTATACAATATGGGTGGAATCCTGTAGGTATGGCAAGTAATGATGGATTAACTCCTAATGATCTTCCTGGGACAGGAGAAATAGGAACGGTAACGGTGGTAACAACATGAGTTTTACATATGCAGAATTAAAAACGGCGATACAACAATATGCGGATAATACGGAAACAACATTCGTTGCTAACCTTCCTACTTTCATTAAGACAGTAGAAGAACGAATTTTAAAATCAGTTGACTTAGAAACATTTAGAAAAAATGTAACAGGTACTATACAACAAAACAGTCAGTATCTTGCTGTTCCTTCTGATTATTTAGCGTCTTTTAGTTTATCGGCTAGGTATGCTGGAGCCGAGGCTGTTTCTGGAATTAAACCTAAGACATTTTTACTTCAAAAAGATGTGAACTATATTCAAACATACACACCCGATCCGACTGACACAACGGCAAGTCGTTTACAAGTTGGATTCCCTGCTTATTATGCTTATTTCGATGAAAATAATTTTATAGTTGCTCCTGTTCCAGATGCTGATTACACGATGGAACTTCATTACTTTTATAGACCTCAAAGTTTAACGGCGGTTGGTGACAATAACACAACCTGGTTAAGCGAAAATGCTCCGAATGCAATGTTATTTGGAAGTTTAGTTGAGGCTACTGTCTATATGAAGGGGGAACCAGACATAATGCAAATGTACAATGAGAGGTTCTCAGAATCCATTGCTCGATTAAAAGACTATGCAGAAGCGAGAGAAAACTCTGATGCTTACCGAAGAGGATTACCCGAAAGACGCAGAACATGAAAATAGCTATTGTTGGGTTAGGTGGGAGCTATTCCGATTATATAGCTGCACGGATACGTTCAGAAAAGTTTGATGAAATATGGGGAATAAACTGCGTTGGTGGCATCATTCATGTAGACAAGACTATAATGATGGATCCAGTGTCCCGGTTTTTAGATACAGAGGATGCAGGATCACAAACAGAGATCGCTAGACACTTTTTAAAAACAAATACTAAACCTATTATTACATGTGAAATGGATGAAAGGGTGAAACATTTACATCCTTATCCTCTTGAAGAAGTTGTTAAAGAATTAAAAATTTGTTATTTTAATAACACCGTTCCGTATGCAATAGCATACGCTATATGGGTTGGAGCAACGCACCTTTGTTTATATGGTTTAGATTACACCTATAAGAATGTCAGTATGGCAGAGGCAGGCAGAGCATGTACCGAGTTTTGGTGCGCTATTGCTACGACAAGAGGGATAAAGATAGAAGTTGCACATAACTCAGGTCTTTTAGATACAAATGTACCAGAAAACGAAAAACTATATGGCTATCACAGATTAGATGACCCTTTAGTGCAATCACAAGAAAATGGTGGCTTGTTTATAACCAAACAATCTAACATAGAACCACCCGAACCAATGGATCAAGATCCTGTGGTGTTTGGAAGACATGATCTACAATATGTAAATGGGAGAGAATATAAAAATGTTTAGCGTTAATACTAATACTATTGTTGGTCAGGTCGGTGTTGCAACTTCTGACAACGGTGGCTTGTCTACGGAACAAATTTCTGAATTAGCTGTTAATAAAATAGTTTCTATTTCTGAAAATGCACCCGAACCAATTAAGCAACAAGCAGAAGCTTTTGTAGAAAATGTACGAAATGTCGTGCATTATCATATTGAGTTGGCTAGACGTGAGGAACGTGCTACTATATGTCATAAGGTAAGAGAGGTAGGTCAACCAGACCTAGCAGATGCTATAAGGAGAATATGAAATGGCAATAACACAAGCGATGTGTACTTCGTTTAAAACAGAGCTTTTAACAGCTACACATAATTTCGCTACTAATGGAAATGCTTTTAAGTTAGCGTTATATGCTATTGGTGGCGGTGGAAAATCTAGTACTACAGCTACATTAGGTGCTGCATCTACAGCTTACGTTACGACTGGAGAAATAGCAAATAGTGGGTCGTATACTGCGGGAGGTGGCGCTCTTACTAAGGTTGCTCCAACTTCAAGTGGAACTACGGCATTTACAGATTTTGCTGATATAACTTTTACCACCGCAACTATTACGGCTAGAGGTGCTTTAATCTATAACGATACAAATAGTGACAAAGCTGTTTGTGTATTAGATTTCGGAGGGGATAAATCGTCTTCTTCTGGAAGTTTTACAATTCAATTTCCAACAGCAGATGCTTCTAACGCTATTATCCGTATAGCTTAACGAGGTAACTCATGGCTATTATAACAGGTTGGGGACGCGGTAATTGGGGTCAAGGGCCTTGGGGCCGAGCCATACCTGTTGTTATTACTAGTGCGGCTGGTGCAACAGGCGCAGTAGGAAGTGTAAGTCTTGTAACAAGTTCTATCGTTCAACCGACGGGAGTTTCTGCGACAGGCGCAGTAGGAACAGTTCTTGCGGCGGGTGGAGCAGTTGTTACAGAAACAGGCTTAACAGGCACTATTGGTTTCGGTGACGAGCAAGTTGTAGGAACCGCAGTAGTAAGTCCATCGGGTGTTTCTGCGAAAAGTGCAGTTGGTAATGAATCGGTCGTAGGTTCGGCTGTTGCTTTGCCTCCAACTCAATTACCTATAACAGGACAAGTTGGAGAAGTTACTGTCTCATTAAGTATGACTGTCTTCCCAACGGGTGTAGTAGGCACTGGAGAAATTGGTGAAGAAAATGTGTGGGGGATAATTATCCCTTCACAAGACCCTAGTTGGAGTGCTATAAGTATAACACAGAACCCTAGTTGGAGTAGTACAACTCCTTCACAAGATCCCAGTTGGACAAAAATAGCGGCATAAGGAACATATAAAATGGCTAGTACCTATGTAAATAATCTTAGACTTAATGAGATGGCGACTGGAGATGGTGCGGGTACATGGGGTACCACAACAAATCTTAATTTAGAACTAATCGGTCAAGCTCTAGGTTGGGGAACAAGAGCAATTGCTAACGCCTCAACAGATAATATTACAATAGCTGATGGTGCGTCAGACGCAGATCGGTCTATGGCACTTAAACTTACTGGTGGTGGGCAAGCGTGTACAGTAACACTTTTGCCAAACACGTCTTCTAAAGTTTGGATTATGGAGAATGCAACAAGCTATACTTTAACTTTCACACAAGGAAGTGGTGCTAATGTTGCTATCTTAGCGGGTGAAACTAAAATTATTGCGACTGACGGAGGTGGATCCAGTGCAGTGGTTTATGATCTATTAACAGGTGTTAATTTAGCAGGGACATCAAAAACTGCGGTTCTTACAAACGCAGGTCTTCTTACAACTGCTACACTTACCAATCAAGGTCTTCTTACAAACCAAGGGGATGCGGATTTTAGTGATGATGTAACTCTTAAATCAGACTCAGCGGTTCTTGGTTTTGGTGCAGATACGGATACGACTTTAACACACACAGATGGCAC